TATTACCTTGGCTAAATCCTCCATCTTGTCTGTAACGACCGTCTTGGATAAGATCTCTTAGTACGCATTCTCCAGTAACAGTTGGTGCTGTTCTTACAGCAGATACACCTGTTGCAGTAAGAAGTGGCGCTTCAATTACATCAGTAGTATTATCTGTAATATCTGTATATACATCAACTCCTGCTTCTATAACACTTGATCCACAAGCATCACCATCGTCATCAATAGCACTTACAGTTAACGTCAAAGGCTCTGTATTATAAGCATCTCTTGTGTCAAATGAATCTGCAGCAAACGTTGTTGCTGAGTAATTAACAGTAATAGACAAGTGTGCCTCTTGTGCAGGTAACAAGTTAGCAGCATCAGTAGTATCAGCAGTAGCCGCTTCTGTTACAGTAGCACTAACGAACTTACTCATGATAGGATCGCCATTAATAGCATCTTTCCAAGCAGTAAGTACCTCAAGTCCTGTAAGCGTACCATCACCAGAAGCTCCACATCCTGTAGCATCAGCAATAAAGTATTCATTACGGTTTAAAGATCGCAAGACCTCAGAACCCTTTAAGTCAATACGGATTTGAGGGTGATCAGTAGCAGCAAAACCAGAAACAGCAGGAAGACCAAGTTTAACTACTGGATTAGCAGAAGCAGCGGTTCCTACAACTTTCCACATAGCGTTTACGTAGTTCTTCTTAATGACCTTAGACTTAATAGATTCAGCATATCCACCGTGAAGAGGGTTACCTCCTAGTGTATCAACTTGATTAAGGTTTCCTTGTACAATAAGGAATTCAGCTGGAGCAGCGGTCGTTCCATCAAGTTCTACAGATAAGTAGCTTGATGCGTCCACTAATGCAACTTCTCCTGCACCAAGTCCTGATGTTGCTGTAGCAGCATCTTCTTCTACGGCTGCCGCCAAGAACATTTTCTTATAGGCGTGATTAAAATAACTCATTTTTTTTCATTGCCTCCTACTTTACTTAGAGGACTTTTTTATTTACAAAAAGAATGGGTTTAATTATACCAGAATGAAAGTACCCAAACCTGAACTCTCATCCTTACCTTATTAATATAAGAATTAATTATGTAATAACCAATTCATTAATTATTCTTTTCAGCTGATTGTGATCCTCTAGAGTACTGATTAACAGAGTCTATATCACCTGCTATAATAGCTACGGCTTCATCTATAATCAGCTCAACAACATCGTCTTTAAATTCACACTCTACATTTGCTATTGATCCTATAGTTGTGTAAGGATCTAAACATCTTGCTATCTCCATCCTTACAGGCTGTCGGTAGTATGTTAGTGTAGGTTCTACAACTGTAAAATCTTTTCTATATACTTTTACTGTATTAGCAGCCATAGTACAGAATGTTTCACTCCATTCAAAATCAGGTCTTTTAAGGGGGTCTCTCATAATAAGATCTACGTTAGCTTCTTCTGCTAGGTAAACTGTCATTGCTCGTGCTTCATCACAACAATCAGATGTGGCATTAACACTTACTCTTTTAAATTCCATATAATCATCAGGAAAATTAGTTCCTTCAAAGTAGTCATCAAAAACTTCTCCTGTTAGTATGGTAGACTCAAGCAAAGGTTGGAGGTCATCTACACGTCGTTTAGATGCCTCATCCCCTTCCTTATACATATTGTTACCATGAAGTTGTCTTCTACACCACTCCACCTGCGCTTTATTAAAAGCCTCAACTATCTGCCAACATTCAATGTTGTCATAATCGTTGCTGGCTAATTTATTTAACCTTTGCTTAAATTTAATTTGCAGTGTGGTGTTGTTCATGACTTATTTAATTTTCCCAGAGTTCTTCCATATCAGCCATGTAACGTACAAGTGTTTCGTCGTTAAGTGGATTCTTTAAAAACTCAAGTACTTCAGAAGGTCTTTTACCTAATTTAGAACCTGAATATTTATCATAAATAAAACCATCAGACTTACTAGACATTAAACCGTGTGTAGTAGCGTCTTTAATCATGGCTCTTATTTTAAGATCTTCCATTGTAGAGTTAGATACTTCAATAAAAGTTTCTGCAGCTCGCGTCTTAGATGACTCAACACCTTCTCCATTGATGTACATATCCATACTTTCATACAAAACATCTACAGGAGTTCCTTTTGTATACTGAGTACTGTTAGCATCTGTAACTTTAGTTACATAAAGTAACTTAGTTGTGTCAGTATCATATAAATTCTGAAGAGAAGCTAGTGCTCTGTTTCTAACCTTAGAAAGCTTAGTACGAGTTCCTGTTGTTTCTTTAACTTTGTCTAAGTAAAACTTGCTTCCCTTGACCTTTGCCTCTTCAAGGCTTTTTGCAACAATAGAAAAACCACCGGCTTCAATTGCATACATCTTAATTAGATCATAAGGATCAAGAGCAGGATCTAAAAACATAGCGTCATTTCCGCATTTTAAAGACATTTTTTCCCAAAACTTGTGGTTGTCAGGGCGAAGTATCTCCACCTTATTCCAGAAGTCTTTATCCTTTACATCAATAACATTAGCACCCAACTCTTGTTCAAGTTGAGCAACTACTGTTCTAATTTCTAGGATTTTTTCTTTCTTTGCGTTTCCCTTAAGTATTTTTACTTCAGGTGCAAATTCATTCAGACCAGTTATATATCTACTGATGCCGTTTCTTTCTAAACAAGCAAGGCTCTCATGGTGCCATACACCTTCAAACAATGTCATGTTATAATTCTCTAGACCCATATTTTCTTTACCTGAGTCAAAATAAGGACGGATAGCAATTGATTGCGCCTTTCCTTGTTGGTACTTTTCTATAATAGTTAAATTTAAATCTTCCATTTTTCTGGTTTTATTATTTTTGGTTTAAAAGAATAATGGAGGGACCCTAAGGCCCCTCCTTATCCATATATTAGTCACTCGTTAAAATGAACCTCCTGTTATAGGGTTCTTCATAACAATCTTAAGCACTTTAGTTGGGTCCTTTACCCAAACTGCAGGCATAGTCTGCGTCATCATAACTCTGTACCCGTTAAAGTGTCCAGAAGATGCGAAACCTTGAGTTCTTCCCATGTAGTCCATAGTACCATTCTGGTAGAACCACTTCAACTGATTATCCCAAGAAAGCTTAAGTAAGTTGATGTTATCACTACCTCCTTCAGTTATATCAAAAATGATAAAGCTGTAAGAAGAAAGAGGACGTCCATCAATAAGCGGATTCTCGATGTCATTAGTATGAAGGTTGTCAAACGCTGGGTTTAGAACAAACTTAACATTAGCTAAGAAAGGAATAATAAAGCTTGTGTAAGCAAATCCAAATCCTAGATCCATGCCTTTTCCAGTCACAGCTCCAACATCAGCAGCTTGCGTAACCATACTGCCAGCACCATTAGCTTCAGCAGCAATTGCAGCATTAACTAATTGCATACCACCAATACCGGTTTGTACAACAAGCTCGCGCTTAGGATCTGGTCCTTCAAATTCAACTTTACCTGCGTAGAAGTTGTATAGCTCATTCTTGAACATATCAAGACTGAAACCAGACTTGTTGTACACTCGTTTGAATGAGTTATCTAACTGCTTCCATAGACCTACTGATAATCTTAGATCATCTGGTCCATCTTGCTTGATTCGTCCACCGTGTCCCCACATTAAGTAAGTCTCGATGTCATTAGCAATCTTAGATAAGTGAGCTGCTTCCATAGACGTTAAGAACGTTCTAGAAAGTGATCCATTATCAAATGCTTTTTTAACATAGTCCTTACCCATTGCAGAAGCGATGTCCTCAACAGAAGAAAGAGAAGGGTCAACAGACTTATCAAAGTTTCTCCAAATCTCAGTTACTGGTACAGTACCATCAGCGTTCATTCCACCCTTGAGCATTAAGTCTGCTCTAGAAGAAATAGAATAGTGAACGTGTGCTTCTGCTCCACCAACAAAGTTGTAGAACTCTCTGAAACCTGCTCCAGTAGAGATATCAGAGAAACGCTCTCCGTACTCACCTCTTGCAGATCCTTTTCTGAAGAACTTTGTTCCTGCAGCAAGATACTTAGGGTCAAGTCCAGCTGCAGAATCGTTATTAACGAGTTCAACTGTGTATACCCATGCATCACCTACCTGAAGAATATCGTCAGCAGTAATGTAAAACTCCATACCATTATACTTATCATAAGTAATGATATCTCCATGACCAAACTCTCTTTTAGATAGCTTGATTTGGAAAGGAACCCCGTCTGCTCCAAGAGTAGGCGTATCGTCAGCTCCTAAAGCAGCGACATTAGTCCCTAAAGAGACAGGTAATTCTTGAGCTACAGGTGTTTGCCACTTGTATTCTCCTCTAGCATTGTCCACCATAATTGTGTTCTTACCTCCGAAAGATGCCATTTGGTATAAAGGCATCTCTACCTTCTGCGTCATCGCCCATAGATCCACAGGACCCATATCGGTTGGTTCAGCATTACCTAACATGTTTGTCAAGTGATAAGAATCAATATGTGAACTAGCTTTGTAGTTTGTGTCCCTCAGAAAGAGACCATTGTTTAAAACTGGTGTTGCCATTTTTTCACGTGTTAATTAATAATTGTTTTTAAAATTTTCTGAATATGTTGTTACTCCTTGGTAGAGTGCGCTTAGGCGAGCGTGCTTTTGCTTGCGTCTTAGGTTCACCACCTGAAGATGCTTGCTTATTGGCTTGTGCAGTCTTTAACTTACGCACTGTAGCTTCTACAGCCGCGTTTGTTCCTTTTGTCTTTAATTGGTCCTTGTATCCGTTAGGATCTGCAAGTAACCATAATGCTTCTGATACCAGTGTGTAGTTTGGCTCTACAAACTGATACTTCTCTAATAGATGACCTAATAGATTTGTATTCTGTCCTGAGATAGACGGATAAGAAGGATTAACTAGTCCGTCATATAACATAGACTGTGTTTTCTTATTTACTTTCATATCTCCAAGTGTACCTTCTTTTAACGTGTGGTAAACATTGGCCATATAGTTTTCTGAGGCTTTTTGTTGCTGTTCTCTTTTCATCTCCTGTTCTTGGAGTTTACGAGCTACAACTGCTTCAGACATCTTATCTAACTTTGGCTTAAACTTGTTAGCTTGCTTTTCTAGCTTACCTAAGTCTTTCCAAATTTCAATCTCTTCTTCAATATCTTCAACTGTACCGTATCCTGTTGATGCAAGGTATTCTCTTACAACTTGTGACTGTCCTTCAACAGTACTGGTATCAGTACTACGGGTTTCTTCAACCTGTGCTAACGTAGAAAACAAACCTTTAAGATCCTGTCCTCCATCAGCAACATACTTAGCAGCAACCTGTAATTCTTGAGGTAAACTATCAAAGAATTGCTTAGGAGTTTCACGTCTAACTTTATTAGCTCTTTCATCCATATTGGCTTGAATAAGCTCTTTCCAGTCTTTTGCAGAATAATCTTCTAGTTCTTTATCATCATCAAAAGGAACTATTTGTCCTTTTTCAATCATTTGAGTAAAGACATCTGACATACCTTCAATACGACGTCTGCCTTTTGCGGTTGACTTGTCATCTTCTTCTTCGGCTAACTCTAATCCTTCATTAAGGATTTCATCAACCTCATCAGCTGTGACTGAAGGTTCTTTAAGTTTAGTTTCCTGCTGTACTGAGTTATCTGTACTTTCTTCAGGTGTTGAACTGTTATCCTCATTTTCTACTTCTTCTTTTTCTGGTACTTCTTCATCAAGAAATGCTAGATCTACTTTTTCTCCTCTAGAGAACACGTTTGGTTTTTTAACTTCTTCTTCAGGTAGTGTAATAGAGCTAGCCCCGGGAGCTCCTGCAAAGATCTCATCGAGGTTAATATCTACTTTTTCTACACTAGTCGTTTCCATGTTTGCTTCGTTAGCCATTTTGTTTTGGTTTTAATTAATGGTTGTTACATATACAATATACTTTAACATCTAGAGTAAACCTTAGACATTTGAGATATTGTTATAATTTTTTGACAGTATATAGCTAAGACTTCTTCTTCTTCTTTTCTTTCGTGTCTTTAACGTCATATTTGTTTTTATTTTCACGAGCTATCTGCAGATTCTTGCTAGCAATGTCACGCTGTGTAGCAAGCTTTTCTTTTTCAAGTGAGAGCTTTGTTTTACTGTCAGCATTTTGAACAGTTGCCTGCTCTCGCTTAAAGCTCATCTGCTCTCTATATTGATCTCTTTGACGGATGTCTTTCATAGCATCCTGGAAATCACTTTCTTTATTTTCATTTATATCAGACTGTGCTCCATAACCTGCGGATCTGATCTCAGCAACTGTAATATCTTTTTGTCTTTCAGCTTCCTGTTGTGACGTTTGAAACTGACGTTCTGCGTCTGCTGCTGCTTTTTGAGCCTCAAGCTGTTGCTGTTGCATTTCCTTCTGCTGCTGCATTTCTTGTTGCTTCTGTGCAGTTTGTTTAGTTTCAGCATCCTTAAGTATATCAGAAACTTCAGCAATAGAGTCAGCTTTAAGAACATTACCTAGATCATATATAGAAGCTCCTGTAGTATTATTCTGTAAAGCCATTTGTTTTAATTGCTCTAACGTAGCTCTATGATTTGTTTTAGTTGTAGCAAAAACATTAAAATCACGCAAAAGAAGATCTTTACCGTTAATAGTAAAATTAACTTTTTCTGCTTCAGTAGTCATATAAGTAAGACGCACTGAAGGATTTGTACTATGGTAATGCTGAGCAAGATCTGTTCTCATCTGGTGTACTCTAGGCATCAAGTGATCTGCATGTTGCGTAAAATACATCTCTGTCTGAGCATAAGACTGATTCATAGCTTGTGTTACACCTGTTGCAGTCTGTTGTGCTATAGGTGATCCTAGTCTTTGAGGATTAACTCCTATAGACTCAAACGCTTGTTGCTTAAAGTGGTTAGCCAATTGAATCCTAGACATTAATCTATTTGTCTGCTCTAAGTTAAGTGTTTGGTAATGATTAAAGTTTACGGCGTTTTCTGTGTTAGTGATAGACGTATCTAATGGCATCATACCAAAGTCTTTCATTGCTACATAAGCTTTTTCTAAATTGTTCTTTCCCCAGTCTTCTCCCATAGAGTGTCTAGGTAAAGCGTTTTGGTCAAACATAATTACAGTACCCAGCTCGTCTACAAGTATGTCTGCAATTTGATTATTAACCATGTTGTAACCTATTTGATAAGGTTTCATTAAATCAACTAAAGATGTAGATCGTGTATTTCGGTCAGAAAAGACACGCCCCTCTACAGGTAATTTACATCCATATAAAGAATCAGTTCCTTTAAACTGGTATTGTACTCGTCCTGGTTTGTTTCTGTTTATTCCTATATAGATAGGATTAACGTCGTGATCTTCAGTTCTCCAGGCAGTTGGAGCATTAGGTCCAATCTTTACGCCACCCCATACATCATTTATCCACAGCCAATCTACGTGCTCACCTTCAATAAGGTTATCCTTTGTCTTCTGCTTAAATAGATGAGTATTGTAAGTGGGTTTTTCTGTAACCTTGTATGTGTCATCAACTATTGCTTGAATAATTTCACCTTCTGTTGTTATTCTTATAAGATGACCCACCTTGCGTTGTGTTTTCCAGTAAGTTGTTGTTACACGCATCATGTCAGCATCTCCCCAATCAGAAATGTCACCACCTTCGCTAAGCAACCACTGCACCACGTCACCTTCCATACTAGGATTATTTCCGTGGTTTGACATCAGACGTCTGTAGTCTAATCCAGGAGCCTCTGTATTCCATTTATGTGATTTAGATGCATCATAATAAGATCCGTCATTCTGCATACCATTGAGCAAGTATTTAGAGTTTGTTGCAGGATGTAGATTTTGCATACTTCTTAACTGCGGCTCATCCATCAAGTAACCATACTTATCTATTACATCCGCAACAGTCATCATATCACATTTCCCTACAAAGTTAGAATCTGAAATGTATCTTGAATCTGGTGATTTTTGATAGAATGTTAATACGGGATTCCATAACTCAACGTCATAGTCATCCTCATTCATTTTAAAGTGCCAAAATTCTCTGTCGCATATAAGCATATCTTTAAATGCCCTTTCCTCTAACTCTGCCATTTTAAAACGCTCCTCATCCACATTTAATTGATGTGATGCCCATTCTTCAACGAGGCTTCTATAGTCTTTAGAGAAGAAGTCTTCTATCTCAGGAAGGGTTTTTAATTTCTCGGGCGATATCTCTTGTTTAAACTCTTCTGATTCAGGGTCAGCTCCCTGTTTAACCATCTCCATGGTTAATTTAGCACGTGCATCATTCAACAAGTTCTCCTCAATAAGAGCTCTTTTTGATTCTAACATCTCATTATATGATGAGTCATCAACAGCCCTAAATTGTACTTTATTATATCTTTTAGAGAACTCCCCTAGTAGAACGTTTACCACGTTAGGTATAATAGGATAAAACTTTAACTCTAAAGCTGTCTCATCCTCTTTTGTTAACACGTCCATAAAATCAGAATACTCATTATCTTCTTCTATGATGTAGTCTGTTTTATCTATAATACCTTTTGCAAGTTTATAATTCTTAAGTAAACGTCTTCCGTTTTTCTTAAGTTGATCCATCCCTTTTAATTCAAGCCAATCTAAATTCCAGGCGGCCCAATCAGCATCTTTCTTTTTTGAAGAGATGAACTGTAAGGGTTGCGTTAAAGATGCATTGACAGGAGACTTGTCAACCTTAGCCCCCTTTTTGAGATCCATTGCGTTATATACCTTCATGTTAGTCTGATGTTCCGTAGTCTAAATAACTATACGATATATCGGTTACAGTAGGGTCCGAGCACGTTATTACATAATCTATCATTATCCTATATTTTTAAATGGGTTCCTTTTATTCCGACCAGCATGCTTAGATTTACCCTTACCAATATTCCTAAAAGGACTCGTATTTAATTTACGTCTTTTTTGGGGTTTATCCAAGACTTCCAATGACTTATCCCTTTCCCTCCTCTTAACGTATCCCCTATTTGCATGCTGCATATTAGCAAATGCCACTAAAGCCGCAAACGCAACTAACCTGTCAACGTTAAGCCCTGGGAAGTATTGTAACATTTCAGTAACTAACATTGGGTCAGGTATCCTTTCTACACCATATGTTTTTTTATAGACTACACCATCTTCCCCAGTTTCCTCATGCGTTACTTCTCTGATGAACTCAATAGCGTAAGAAATTAGATGGCTTTTAAACAACGTACCTGTATTCTTCCATCCGTATTCTTGAAACACACTTCTATTTGAGCCTAGCTCTTTTAGAAATACTATCTGGCTTTTAGGTACTAAATACTTTTGCTTTCTTTCTCCTATCATATACTGTATAAACAACGAGATGTTGTTCTCAACAATAGTCCAAGCGTTATACCATTCTATAATAAGTTTTAATTGCTCATGCGTTTTATTGATGTCATCATATCTACCACACCAAGAAGCTACAATTTTGTCACCCTCTATAAAAGTTTCTAAACCTGAAGGTGTTTCTTTAGTTACCTCTACAGGGTTTTTATAGACAAAGATGCTACACAGAGAGTCTGATGTAGTAGTCTTTCCTTCTGATACAGGGTCGACAGAAGCATAGTAAGTTCCAAAATCAGGTTTTTTGATAGGACGCTCCCAAACCTTTAATACTCCTCTTTTATCCTCTTGCTTTTTGTTTACAGGGAATTCTGTAATGGGTATCCTTCTTGAGGGGTTAGCTTTTATCTTACCTTCTGTTTCTTCCAGATCTAGTAATTCAAATGAATACTCTTTATCCTCTATACGCTTCATTTGCTTTGCTAAAAACCCTTGAGGAAAAACAGACTCTTTTCTATAAGCAAAAGCTTCGGCAATATCAATAGGTTTTTGTGAAACTCTGAGTTGATATTGTTCAGCCTCTAAATCTTTCTTCCATACTTCACGCTCCTTCCTAATAGAAAGCAGTGCTTCCTCAACCTTAGAATTACCAAACTGATCTAAGAAGGGAGGCATAGACCATTGCTCGGGAATAAACAGACCTGCTATTCCGATAGTTCCTTTATCATCCATAAGGTCTGTTTCAACACCAAGAATTCCATTAGCCTCAGGATTAAGGATCATTCGCTTTAAAGGTTTACAATGATCTAAATCTCCCACAGAACCCGCAGCAATAAACTGCCCTGTAGTCATCATTCCTGAAGACATTGCAGGACGTAAGTACTCATAGGTCTTATCCATTTTTGGTGCAATACCTGCCTCCTCATGAAAAAAGAAACTGCAAGGTCCACCTACACCAGCAGTAGCATTTTTTTCAAAGGATGCGCCTTGTATTTTTGATCTTAATCCCTTGAATGTCTTGCGGTTATTGATCCTTACCTCAATCTTTTGTTCCCATAGTAAAACCTTTCCAGGATTGCTTGGTCTATACCATGCGGTGTGTTCGTTAAGGAAAGCTGCATACTCATCTAAAAACTTCCAAGAGCCTTTATCATTTACATAATCTTTTAGTGAAGCGCCTATCTTACATACAGCACCTTCTTCAAACCAGTAAGCATTAAGCAACTTGGCCATATGGAAATAAGATGAGGCTATCTGTCTTTTCTTTAAGATAGCAACATGTTTGTAGTTTATTTCAGCCATTATCTCATAGAGAGCCATGTGATATTGAGCATCTCTAACCTTAGCAAAACCATATTTCTTTTCTTCCTTGTCATAGATAGGTAAGAAGTTTAACCACATGTAGTAGTCCCGTGTTAAGTACCAGGTTCTACCTTTGTTTTTATATATAACACCCTCTCTACACTTATTTTTTTCACCTTCCCAGTACTTGATAAAATCTTTACTGCGTATAGGTTTATCACAGTAAAACCCCTGAGTGTTAAAGGCTCTTGCTTCAGAATTAAAAATAAAAGAAGTTTCGTCAAAGTCATAGTGCCCTGGTACTTTAAATACAGAGTCTATAAATACACGAAAGTCCTCTACTGTTTGGAATTCTGTTTCTTCCCAGACACCTTGATTCAGTGTAGGGACTGTTTTATATAGTGACGATGACTGCAAGGATGTCCTCTTTTCTTAAAAGAAGATGCTGTGCACCCTCATGTTCCATTTCTACAGGGCTAGCAAAATCACTGTAACGGATAATATCGCCCTCAGTAACTTCAGTAACGTTCTTTCCTACAGCTATAACAAGCGCCTTTCTTTCTTTTACCTGTTGTGCTTCAGGTATAAATATAGCAGACTCACCATATGTGCTTTTAGCTTCTACTTGCTTAACTAAAAGCCTTTCTCCTGTTGGTATTATTTTTTCCATTATAGTTGGTCATATGCTAAACCCAGCCCACCACGAACTGTGCTTTTTTGTTCTTCCTTCATATCTTTATAAGCTCCCTTAAATGATTGCCGTATTGCATCAAAGTTTTTTGCTGCACTGACTAATGAATTAATATTACCATCTCTTCCATGTTCTATTTGCGTGTGTTCCATGTAATGAGCAAGGTTATCAATCATAGCTTTGATCCCTTTATATGCTCTTAGCGTAGGAGTTTCATATAAAGCAGAACATCTATCTAAGGCGTATTTTATTTTAGGGCATTCTATATCTTCGTCCATATCAATTTCGTCTAATATTATCTCTTCTTTATCTTCTTCAGGAACATTAAAGAAAGGATTAATATCAGGATCAGGACACGTCATGTAGAATATATATTTATAAACTTCAAGATGCGTATCAGGATATGTTTCCATTATAGCTTTTAAAAACTTTAATGAATAGCAATGCTCAGATGGTATCACTTTACTATTTTGAACGTCAAATAATTTTATTAGCATTATTTATTATCGTTTAGCCAGGTCATTAAAGCTCTTACTTCCTTTTTTAGATAGGGAAGCTCATACATTTTAATATCTTTAAGCACAGGCTCTCCCTGTGCGTCATACTTGGTAACAGGGTATCCGTAATCATCTACTCCTGTCTTCTCAAAAGTTACGTGTTGAATAACTAACTTACCAGCTTTGAGTTTAGGATTATGTTTTAACATGATATACATGTATAAACTTAATTGAATATTATAATGATTAAGGTTACAATCATCTAAATGAGATAGAGGTTTATACATCTTAGAAGTTATTCCTTCCCAATTAGTATAACCTTTTTCTTTAATCTCTTTGTTTGTCTTGTAATCTATAATATGAATTTTACCGTTTACTACAGTTACTAGATCTGCCTGTCCACATATAGCTGCTGATTTCAAATAGGCAAAGTGTTCAGGATAAACACCTTCTTCTAGTTTTTGCACAGGTGCTATTTTAACTCCTGTACCATCAACGATAGGACGTATAATAGGAACTTCTACTCCTTCTCTTTCAATAGTGCTAAAGTCTAATATGTTTTCTTCTCTTTGGTTATGATACCAATTTCCCAGCTTAATAGCTCTGTCAGTTTCATTATTCCAAATGTCTATAATCTCTTTAGGCTTAAGACCGTGCCATTTAGATTTCTTATTCTTAGAAGATTTTTTAGATTGAGCCTTAGCGTCAAACTTAGGTTTAAACTTACTGATAAAACTAGTTACACTAGTCCATTCAATATTATCCTTGTCTAAATTTTCATCTATACTTTCATAACTATGCCCTTCTTCTTTGAATATTACTGCCATGTTTACTTTTCTTTATCTGGGTCTTCCACCACAGTTTCTTTTAAAGCAGCTGTTCCTTTACCATCACGTAACTGCTCATGTAATTCTTTCTCGTCATCTCTGTCCATAACAGCATCCCATTTTTTAGCATCTCCTGTTAAAGGGCAAGATGCTGACAATGAACGTGTTTTAAAAGCAAGACTACAACCGCAAGCAGAACAACAAGGTTGTGTACCAGGTGCAGCGCATGACTTACCTTCAGGGTCCATGTTAGGGCATTTCTGACATGCTTGCCATCTGTGACTTGCTATCTCTTCTATGTAGTCAGTTTTAAAGACGTTATTCTTTACACCTTCATATATTTGGCCCATATTCTTAAGGGCACCCAGTAGTTTACCTATTTTCATTACGCCAGTCTTTTTTTTCTTTTAGTTCAACAGTTAATCTCTTAGCTGCTTTTTCAAATAATTCTATTTTTTCCTTTACGGGAACATGGGCATCATAGCCTTTGTAAGTAGTCTTAGCCATGTTTCCTAGGATGTCTTTGTTCCTTTTAATAGCATGGTCTAGTCTTGCCTTACGTAGGTTAAATGTTCCCAGATTGGGAACAAGTATTTTAGAGTGATCTAAGCTCTCAAGATTATTTCTAACCTTGCTGTAGAAGAAGCCTATAAGATCATCAACTAAGTCAACGTGGACTTCACATTCATCTGCAACAGATGTAAAGAAGCTTTTATAGCTTTTAGGGTTGAGTT